GGAATCGAGTGATATGCCACCGCGAGCCAGCTTTGCCCGGCTGGTGGGCTAGTGTAGGCCGAGCTAGAATGCACTTGTTGTTCGGACAGTTGGGACCGATTACGCCCACACCACGTGATTTGTGGTTAAGCCGTTACAGCGTTTCCCAGAGGAAGAAATTGGACGCGGCCTTGGATTGGGCCGGTACCAATTACCACTGGGTTTGCACTCGCAAAGCTTTCACCAAGTCGGAATGCGCCGTCAAGCGAAGTAATGATACCGTTGACGATGCGTACGGGGATATTAATGCATACGACCCTAGATTAATTCAGGGTTGCTTCCCCGAGTATGTCAATGCCACTGGGCCATTCGCCCATGCCCTTTCAAAAGCCTGCAAAGGCGAACATGGGGACACCACTTACGGTCCAGGAATGACCGCACAACAGTTGGATGAGTGGCTAAGGGATGCCGAAGACAGCTTCGATGAACCCATTGCATACATTGATTCCGACGCCGTTCGCCTTGATGCCAGCGTACCAGCTGAGTGCATCAGCGTTCAGGCCGACCTTTACGAACATTTGGGAGCCGACGAAGAAGCGACGGCAATGTTTCGTGAGGATGTCCGCACCCATGGTGCCACCAACAACGGTGTAGTCTACTCCGTTGATGGCACTGTGCCCTCAGGTAAGACAACTACTACCTGTGGGAACACTATCGCCGTTATTACGGTTGTTGAGGAAGCCTTGGATAAGATTCCCCACAAGGCGATAGTTGCTGGTGACGATGCGGCTATCCTGGTGCCCGCCAGGCTAGCTAAGGAGGCCCGGAGGACTTTACTTGCCACAGGAAAAGCTGCTGGCTTTGAGTTTAAAGTCAAAGGGTCTCTTCTCCGGTATGACATGGAGTTTTGCAGCGGCCGGTGGTGGCCAGCTGCAAACAATACCGGATTCGCGTTCGGGCCCAAGCCCGGCAAACTGCTTCCTAAGCTCTTCTTTGCAACCAATAAGGCCTCATTTGGATCGAACCCGATGGGATACTGCCGTGCCGTGTGCATGGGTATTGAGGCTACCGTAGCCCATTTGCCTGTTGCGAGAGAGTTTGTTGCGCAAGTCGCCAGCATAACACAAGGCC